TGACAATACTCACTGCCGTTCATGGACTTAGTTACGGTTGCATAAATGTCAGTGACAGGTTTGTATCTTGGCTTGGCTTTCTTTCTCTCATCAGATAAGACAGCTTGTTTTTCTGCCTTAGTTCTTTTAGCAACTTCTTTTTCTTTTTTAGTTTGTAGTTCTTGAAACTTTTTAGATCCCTCAAACTCTTGTCCACACTCCACACATTTTCTAGCAGACGGTATGTTGATTGCATTACAGCTAGCACATATTTTAGGATGGTATCTACCAGGTGCTGTACGATCTGGTTGCACCTCATCAAGACAGCCATGCCTAGCTACATTCTCTCCATAGTCTAGTAGCAAACAGTTTTCTTTATCGTCATGCAGTCTCATGCCTCTGCCACACATTTGCACAAACAAGCCAACGCTTTGTGTTGGTCTGAGTAAAGCTATGCAGTCTGCTCTTGGAGCGTCCCAACCCTCAGTCAATACACCTACATTACATATCGCATGTACTAAGCCGTTGTTAAATCTTTCTAGTATGTCCTCTCGTTTTTCTTTTGGTGTTTCGCCTGTCACACACTCAGCTACAATTCCATAGTTCTGTAAGCATTGAGTCATCTTCTCTGCGTGTAGCACTGACACACAAAAGAATACTGTAGCTGTTCTTCCTTTGGTATAAGCATTGTCAATCCAATCGTTTATAACTTGTAAGATCGTATCATCTACCATAGCCACTTTTTCTAGTTCACTTTCTTTGAAATCTCCGTTTTTAAACTTTAGTGCTACAGCTCCTGCATCAATGACAGCGTTGTCATTTACAGCATAAGCAGATAGCCTGGATAAGAAACCATTACGGATCAGTTCAGGTATCGATACTGAATAAGCCAAGCCTTTAAAGAAATGATCTTTACGATTGCCATAGATATAACCTTGACCCATACGATAAGGTGTTGCAGTACAACCCATAACACGCATAGGCTTTCTGTCAGACAAGGTGCTTATAATTTTCTTGTATCTAGTGTGTGAACTTGGTGGCACATTATGTGCTTCATCTATAATCATGTAATCAAAACTACCTACAGCCTCTAATCTTTTGGGTGATGCTAAAGTATCACGACTGGCTATAAGTATTTGTGAGTCTATCTCAAAGCGTTTCATACCTGCTGCTAACACACCAACAGGTGCTTCAGGCCATACTGTTTTTAGTTTTGTTTCTGCTTGCTCTACCAATTCTTTTCTGTGTGCCAGGACAAGAAACCTAGCAGTAGGATCTTTAGCAAATATCTCTTTAATAAAGTGTGAAAAGATAATAGTTTTACCTGCTGCCGTAGGTAATGCAATTAAGGCATGATCCTCTGCTGGTCTAGTGTTAAACCATTTGTGCAGAGAATCTATTGCATCTCTTTGGTAGTAGCGTAGTTTCAATTTAGTCCGAGTATTCTATAAATTTTTCTATGTCGATCCGTTCTCGTATCCACATTTAACAATAACATTTTAGCTTCTTTTACTTTGTCGTTTAAATCAGTAGGCAAACTGTCAAAGTTTTGATCTAAAGAGTTTATTAAAGATGTCATTGATTTTATCAAGGCTCTAGCCTCTCTTTTATCTATATTCATAATTTCTCCAAAAATTAGTTTAGGGTTATACTACCCTTAGGTGCGAGGAGTAGCCTTCGTAGATAAGACTACTCACTCGATTTATTTATTTACTCTCTCCTGTAAATAAATTATTTGTCCCAGTCAAAATCATCATCATCAGAATCAGATACTGCACTAGGACTTTGCGAAGGAGCTGACACACTATTGGTCTCGCTTGGAATGAATTTTGCAATTCGATTCTTGTCATCCCACTTCGTTCCGTCCCCTTTATCTTTACCAACTTCAATATTGACTTTGGCAGTCAAGGGTACGTTTAACATGCCTTCAAGCTGTTCTATGCCAAAGGCTTCGACATCAGGGTCCATCCCCATAGACCTTCTCCAATCTCTCAACCTGGCAACAGATACATTCAACCCTGCTCCTTCAAGCATAAAGGTTTCCCATATCTTACGACCAGCATGTGTAGGCCCAGTGACATCAAAGGTAACAGATAAATACTTATCGCCTTTACCACTGGTTTTGTTTTCCCAGCCTGATGCTACAAACTCATAGTCACCGACTGGCAACAGATCAAACGATCCGCTTTCTTCAACTTCCGTTAAATTAATTTCAAAATCAGACATTTTTTTCTCCTTGTTTAGATTTTAAAGATTGCTTAAATGCAGACATGAAAGCTGTCCAATCAAGATCCAAAGGTGCTACCCCAAGATCAACTCGACTCTTAGCATCAAACGCTGCGGTATATTTATGAAACAACTTACGCTTGCCATAAGACACAGCCCTGGTTGTCTCCTTGAAACCTTGTCCACTTGTACGAGTTGATACCTCGTAGTTTGCAAACAAGTTAAAGTCCACCCACTCACGAATCATCGCTGATACTTTTTTATGTGTGGACATTTCCCAACGATCATAGGGCTCTCGCTCTGGATCATTGAAAGTTCTAATGCCTACATGAGAAAGTAAAATGACGTGCATTTTCTTTTTCTGTAGTGCATCAAACATGCGTAGTAATCTGCCAAACAATTCAGCAGACTCTGTAAAACCTTTACCGTATCCGAGTGATTCAATAGACTTGATTGAGTGATTCATACAAACTTTTTGTTGCACTAACTTCTCAGCCCAGTCTGTTGTATCAAAGACTACAGTTTTGTAATCATGCTTTTCATCATGCAAAGTTCTGATCTGATTAACTATGTCATCGTAGCTCTCACATAATGGAAAGGATGATGTATCTACATAGTTAGTCCCAGCTTCTGTCTTAATAAAGATAGGCTTGGGTGCTTGACTAGCAAAGGTAGTTTTACCTATGCCGTCAGTTCCTGATACATTTATTTTAATAGCAGGTATTTGTATGCCTGTAGTCACTTCATTTAATAGACTCATACTTGTCTACCTCCGTGTCATTCATAGACATAAAACCTTGAGAAGTCATTTCATCTGCTATAGTTTCTACATCATCTACTATCATTAATATTCTATTAACCCAAGCAGAGTGTAGTCCAGGTGCCACCTCTCTTTTAATACGGTCTCTTATTTGTTGTGTCACAGCACTGTAATGTATTGTCATTATTTTGTCCCCTTTAATGGCTCAACAAAAGACACATAAGGTCTTTCATTAATTTTGGTTTGTAAACCCTCTTGAAACTTATCAAACACATCAGGATAGTTTTGCTCTATCGTTTTAGATAAAGCACTATCTTCAATGTATTTAGTTTTAAAAGGAAATAAGTTTTCAGGTATATCTTGTTTTACCTTAGATAAAAAGTCTTGATCCCATGATCTAGTGACTTTGTATTGCACTCGTAAGTCTTTCGGTATGATACCGTTAAGTTGAACTCGAGTAGATCCACCTGAGTTAGAAAGTCGATTGACTTGTCCATGCACCTCTGGGTGTGCAGTAATAGCAAAGTCAAGATCAGAACTTTGTTGTTTAAGTTCAGCTTGCTTTGCTAGATTCTTTTTCTTCTCTACCAAAAGTTGAGGTAGAGTAAGCTTTGAATAGTCTTTCATAAGTTGCTCCTTTTTTAAATACACTGTTTATATTACTCGCATAAATTACATTGTCAATACTTTGTATAAAAAAAACTTTACTTATTGTATATAGTCATTTACTATTATATTTGGTGTGAGTTAAACCTCTATATATATTTACAATATACTCTATCCCCCTAGCGTATAAATTTAACTCACACCTTCTATTTAGGAGAACTATGGAACTTAAAGACTATATAAAAAAACGTGGCGAAGATAACCTTGCTAAGGATCTTGGAGTGTCAGTTGATACTGTTAAGTCTTGGAGATATGGCAACAGACAGCCTTCAGTAAATCAAGCTAAAAAAATAATTAAGATGACAGGCTACGCTTTAGGTTGGGAAAACATTTATGGACCAATAGACGAATGCCAATAGAAATAAAACCAAACTCACTAGGCCAAGACATACAGCAAGATGAACGCAAAGATATGCTTATGTCGTATCATGAAAATTATTTTCATTTGATACCGTGTGGATCAAACACAGATATTATTCCAGAATATTTTAAAAGCAGACATCCTTTTGAAGATGATATTGTTTTACAAAAGCGTTGGTCTAAAACTCCAAGAGTAAAGTGGGCTGACTATACAAAGAAACAACCAACACTGAATGAATTAAAACAATGGTATCTACAGTTTCCAGAATGTAATTGGGCTGCTATCACAGGTATAACATTTATAGTCCTTGATGCAGATACGCAAGAAGCCTGTGAGTTTTGTGAGTCAGGTCAGATAACAAGAACAATACTAAAACAAAAAACACCTAGAGGTGGCTATCATTATTTCTATGCAATCAATGATGATCTTAAAATCAGAAACACCACAGGTAAACTAGATATTAGAGGAGAGGGTGGTTATGTCATGGTTAGTCCCTCTACTAATTATAAGTTTGAAGTAGTCGAGGGAGCTGTATTAGATTCGCTTGATGATTTACCAACGCTGACAAGTCAAGACATGAATGTAATTTATGATTACAACAACACAGGCAAGATCAACACAGACAGCAAGACACCACTTACAACAGACGGTGTGCAAACAGGTATGCGTAATGATACTCTCGCCAGGCTAGTAGGCAGATGGATACTAGAGGGTTGGGGTATGCGTGAGGTTGTCATTAAAGCACTCGACTGGAATCAAACCAATACTCCACCTATGAGTGTGCAAGAAGTATTAAACACAACACAAAGTATTTGTGAAGGACACATAAGAAGAAATCCTAGCGAAGATAGTGGCATACAGAAATGGAACACAAGTCAATGGCAGATACAACTGACAGATGATTTAAAAGAAATTATGGATCAAGAAGATCCTATCGAACAAGCAAAGAAAGAAAAAGTTATTGACACTGATCCACTCGGACTCAAAGCATTCAACGATCCTTTTTGGGATGCTATGGATTCAGACAGGATAGAACAGTATTGGGGAGATGCTTTTGTATTTGAACAGTCAAGAGTATTGTTGCTTGGTAAACCAAAGATAGGTAAGTCACATTGGTTAGGTGCTTTCGCAGCAGCAGCTACGACAGGCACAGAGTTTATGGGTAGGTCTTTCTCAAGACCACTCAAAGTTATGTGGCTACAAGCAGAGATTATCCATGAGTTTTTAAAGAAAAGAATAGAAATGTATTACCAACCTTTTCATCATGATGCAGAAATATACAACATAGGCAAGTCAAATCTAATTGCATCAGGTAGATTAAGAAAGAATCTAATGAGAGATAATGATATAGATGCTATCGCAGATAGTATTGAATACCACAAGCCTGACTTGGTTATGATTGACCCTATCATAAATTTTTTTAGTGGCGAAGAAAACTCTAACTCAGAGATACACGAAATGTTGTCAAGGGTAGATAAACTTATTGAACTATATAAGGTAGCAGTTATCATCGCACATCACACAGGTAAAGAAAGAGCAGATGATCTGTCGTTCATGTCAGCTAGAGGTGGTAGTGCCTTTGCAGGTTGGATGGATTCAGGCATCAAGCTGTCAGGTAAAAAGCCAAACATAACTTTATTCTATGAAGCTCGTAATGCAAGAGAGCCTGAACAACACTTAGCATACTTTGATTTTGAAAGAGGACACTTCAGAGTGGTAGATGCACAAGACAGTCCAGACGAAGTAGAGATTGCAAGAGTGGTGGCATCAGCTATGAGCAAACAAAAATTCTACTCAAGAAAAGAACTAGAACTATTAGCAAGACAAGCACTCAAAGAAAACGAACTAGCATCAGGCGAAAGGGCTGCTCGTTATGCAGTCAGCTATGTGCAAAAGTATCTAGGCGAGAGAGTTAAGAGTCATAATGTTCCAGGTAAAAACACATGGTATTACTTAGCAGACAATGAAATGAAAAGGCCTTGGAATGAAGATTGACAAAGCATCTATGGAAGAAGCAGTCAATGATGTTGGNATTGGATTAGTATTATCTTTTCCGATCAGCTATGGTTTGCTTAGGTTGTGTAGCTATCTTGAGGTTAGTCTTGTAGCTACATCTGTAATACAAGTATCAGTGTTTACTTTGGTAGCAGTCGTTAGAAAGTATATGGTAAGAGTTTATTATAAGGAGAGAGGATGATGGATTTACCTAATAAAAAGTATAGAGTTATATATGCTGATCCACCTTGGAATGAGCAAGGTGGAGGAAAAATTAAGAGAGGTGCTGACAGGCACTACAAGTTAATGAAGACTAAGGATATAAAAGAACTACCTGTATCAAACTTAGCAGATAAAGAATGTTGGTTGTTTCTTTGGGTAACAAACAATTTTTTAAAAGATGGGCTAGAAGTTATGGAAGAATGGGGTTTTACCTATGTAACTAATCTAGTGTGGGCAAAGAATACTATTGGTCTTGGTTATTACTTTAGAGGACAACATGAGATATGTTTGTTTGGAAAGAAAGGACAAATGAAACCTAAATCAAGAAGTGAAAGCACATTAGTTACAGCAAAGAAAAGCAAACATAGCAAAAAGCCAGAGGAGTTTTACGAAAAGATTGAGGCACTTAACAGTGGACCTAAGATTGAACTCTTTGCTAGAAACACTAGAGAAGGTTGGGACAGTTGGGGAAATGAAGTATGAAGATAGACATATACGCAGGAGATTGTCTTGATTCATTAAAACAACTAGAAGATCAGAGCATAAATACTTGTATAACAAGTCCGCCTTATTGGGGATTGCGTGATTATGGCACTGGCGAATGGGTGGGTGGCGATCCTAATTGTCCTCACATGAGAACCACAAAAATAAGTAAAGATACATCAACTGGACATAAAGCCATGTTTGAGCAAGGAAATGTTGTTGGTGATGCTATTTATAAAAATGAGTGTCCGAAATGTGGTGCAATTAGAAAAGACAGTCAACTTGGACTTGAAGATACTCCAGAAGAATTTGTTGATAACTTGGTTAAAGTTTTTAGAGAAGTGAAACGAGTATTGCGTGATGATGGCACCGTTTGGTTAAATCTTGGTGATACATACTCATCTCACAAAGATTGCAAAAGCACGCCACAAAGTTTAGCCAAAGGAATGCAGTCAGAGGTTGCTCATGTTATTGAAAAAGGCAAGTCTGTTAGTAGAAATACTAAAAAATTAAAAGCAGCAGGTTTAAAAAATAAAGATTTAATTGGCATACCTTGGAGAGTTGCATTAGCTTTACAACAAGACGGCTGGTATTTACGTCAAGATATTATTTGGCACAAACCTAATCCTATGCCTGAAAGTGTTAAAGATAGATGCACAAAGGCACATGAATATATTTTTCTATTAAGTAAAAGTTCAAAGTATTACTTTGATAATGAGGCGATAAAAGACGACTCTGGAAGTGCAGGAAAAAAATCTGCCTCATTTAAAGGCAGACAGGGTGGTGCAAAATATCATGCAAGAAGTGGTGGCGAAGGTTCAGAGGAAAAAGTTTACGACAAGAAAAATAAGAGGTCGGTTTGGACTGTCACAACTAAACCGTTTGCTGGAGCTCACTTTGCAACATTCCCAATGGACTTAATAGAACCATGCGTATTAGCTGGTTGTCCTGAAAAGATATGTGTTGATTGTGGCACCCCTTACAAGATTAAACCTAAATATAAATATAGTTCTGACATAGAAAAAAAAGATTCTTCTTTTGGCAAGTATGGAGATCAAGAACCTGAGTCATTAAATAGACAGGGTATGCACGGCAAAAGAGGTGAGAAACTTATACAAGTCAGAGACAATCTACCAACACAGGAAAAATTAGTTGCGTACTTAAAGAAGAAAACAAATGCTAAAACACTAGCAAACTCTACAGATTTAAAATTAAGCAAAATTGAACACTGGTTCAGGTCTGATGAATCAGGGTTTTCTTATCCAAGTGTTGAGGATTGGGAGAAGGTGCGTGAATTTATAGATGATTGGTCAGAAGAATTTGAAGAGATAGATCGTGGTTTACTAGATTATGAATTAAAATCTGACGCAATAAAATCCAAAACTTTAATAGGTCATGAACTTCAAAAACAATGCGATTGCAAAACTAATGAAACAAAAGCTGGCACAGTTTTAGATCCTTTTGCTGGTAGTGGAACAACAGGAATAGTAGCCGATCACAGAAATAGAAACGCAGTATTATTAGAATTAAGTGAGGATTATATTAAGATAGCAGTTAAAAGAATAAAAAAAGAAGTGGGAACATTGTTTTTAAATTTAAACATTATCAGGAAAAAAGATGACTGAGTGGCATGGTGGCAAAGGCAGTCGTGATCGCACAAAAGATCGTGATAAATTTAATGAAAGTTTTGAAAGAATTTTTAACAAAAGAAAGATAGATATAACTAAACTTAAAAATGTTTGGGAAGAAAAATCTACAAGAAGGAAAAGAAAATGAAAACAAAAAAGTGCGTAAAATGTAATAAGGTTTACAGGCTAGATTTTTTTAGAACAAAGCAAAAAAATTACAAAGTAAAGCACGATGATATCTGTAAAAACTGCGAGGACGATTGGCTAAAAATTATACAAAAACGGCTGTGCAATGCAGAAAAGCCCGATTGCACACCCCCC